TTCCTAAGGGAGCTTCTACTAAGGATTTGGTAAATGCTTGGAAAGCTGCAGGCGAGAAAGTTAAACAATCTTAATTTAAGGAGGGCTTATAATGGCTCAAACAACAGTAAATACAAATGCGTTTATCGAATCGCAACAGTATTCTCAGTTTATCCTTGAAAACTTACACGACTATCTACTACCAGAAGGTATGTGGAGAGATGTAACAGACTTCGGTTCAGGCACAACTCTTAACATTAAAACAGTAGGTTCTGTAACTATTCAAGATGCAGCAGAGGATACTCCTTTAACATTCTCACCAATCGACACAGGTACTATTACACTTGCTATTACTGACTATGTTGGTGATGCTTGGAAAGTAACTGACGAATTACGTGAAGACGGATCTCAAATCGACACATTAATGGCGATGAGAGCTATGGAATCTACACGTGCTCTTGGTGAAAACCATGAAACTAAGTTCTTAAGCGTTGCTAACGCAGCTCAAACTGCAGCAGGTCTTAACTTAGTAAACGGCAGACCACACAGATGGGTAGGTTCTGCAGCTTCTAATGCACGTACACTTACATTAAATGACTTTATTTCTATGAAATTAGCATTTGATAAAGCTAACGTACCTGCAGGTGGACGTATCGCTATCGTTGATCCAGTTGTGGAAGCTACTTTAAACAGCTTACAAAACTTAGTTAACGTATCAAACAACCCAATGTTTGAAGGTATGGTAACAGAAGGCTTTGCTCGTGACCACAAATTTGTACGTAACATCTTTGGTTTCGATGTATACACTTCTAACTTCCTACCATCATTAACAGCTACAGAAGCTATCAATGCTTCAAGCTATGGCTTGACATCTGAAACTGCTGCTGTTGGTGACAAAGCAAACATCTTTATGTGTGTGGCTGACGATACATGTAAGCCAATTATGCACGCATGGAGACGTGCTCCTCAAACAGAAGGATGGAGAGACAACGAAGAACGTGCAGATAAGTTCCAAGTAACTTCACGCTTTGGTTTAGGTGCTCAACGTGTTGACACATTGGGTGTAATTTTAACACATCCATCTAACTACTAAGGAGACCAGTAATGACTTACGAAAGTAATACAGGTTTAGGTGTACTAAACCACTATGGTCCTAGAGAGACTAACGGAAAGTATGGTGCTGCTACAGCAGGTACTGGTATCGTTAAAAGAGCTCAATGGGAATTTTCATACAATGATCTTCCTGATGCTGCAACAAATGGTTTAGGTTTTGTTATTCCTGCAGGTGCTATAATTAAATCTGCAGTGTTATACGTAGACCAAGCTTGGACTTCTACATCAGGTACTACAGATCTTACTGTTGGCTTACAAGAAGCTGATGGTACAGAAATCGATAACGATGGCTTAATTGATGCAACAGATGCTACTCAAACAGCTATCGCTACTGAAGGTAATGTTGTTAATGGTGGTGGTGCTTTAGTTGGTGCTACTATCGGTTCTGCAGCAGGTGAACTTGTTGTTGCAGGTACTGACACAGACCTTACAGCAGGTAAAGCTCGTGTCGTAGTTGAATACGTATACGATAAAGACTAATAGGTATGGGGACTTAGGTCCCCTCCTATTTTATTTTAGGAAAATATAAATGGCAGTTCAACATAGTACAATTACAGATCCAGACATTCATGAGCCTAAAGGCATTTCTGCTGCTGCTATAAATGAAATTTATATAGCTGATGGTGAAGGTTCAGGAGCATGGACAAATATATCAGAATTAAATTATACAGGATGGTCTTTATTTGAAGACACTGCTTATACAGATGATACTGCTGTATATTTAGCAGTTAGTACAACTCCTGTAACAATATCAAATAATAAATTAGGCACAGCCACAGACGAAACTCAAGCTCCTTTAGATGCAGGGACTACTTTATTTAATGCTTCAACAAGCAATCTTCAATTAGTAAATGCAGGTGACTTATACTCTATTCAATTATCATTTACTATACATTCTGTATCAGGGACTCCTTCTGAAATGTTATTACAATTACAGTATACTGATACATCAGATGAAGAAAGTCCTGTTGATGTTGTAGTAGCTCAAAAATCAGAAGCTTATACTACAACAGGACAACATGTATGTTGTTTAAATACATTACCTGCTACTGCAGATTTAATTCTTTATGGTGGTGAAATTAAACTATCTACAGATGATGGTACTATTAACCTTAAAGATCTTAAACTACTTATAACAAGAATACACAAGGCTAGATAATTATGGCTAAACAAACACTACTTGATATGGTTAAAGATGTTCTTTCAGACATGGATGCTGATGATGTAAATTCTATAACTGATACAGTAGAAGCAACACAAGTAGCTCAGATCTTTAAAACTACTTACTATAATATTATTGATGGTAAAGACTATGCTTTTCTTTATGAGCTATTTCAATTAGATTCTTCAGGTGATGATACTAAACCTACTCATTTAAAAATTCCTGAAACTATAATTGATTTAAGTTGGATTAAATATAACTGTAAAGAAACAGTTTTAGCTAAAGATTTTTTTAAAAAGATTATTTATAAAAAACCTGAAGACTTTATGGAAATTGTAGATGTTAGAGATAGTAAAGACTCTACAGTAGATGTAGTTGTAGATAATACAGGTATTAAATTAAATATTTATAATGATAGAGCCCCTCAATACTTTACTTCATTTGATGATGAGAACCTAGTATTTGATGCTTATAACTCAGGTATTGAGTCTACATTACAAACTAATAAAACACAGTGTCATGGTAAACGTTCAGTAACATTTACTATTGCTGATGACTTTACACCTGACTTACCTACACAAATGTTTAGTTACTTATTAGCTGAAGCTAAGTCAACAGCTTTCTTAACATTAAAACAAATGCCTAATGAAAAAGCTGAAGCTACTTCTAAGATTCAGAAACGTAGAATGAGTCAAGAAGCATGGAAGATTAGTAATGGGATTCATTATCCTAACTATGGTAGAAAAACTATATCTAAGAAAGGACCTAGTTACTAATGTTAACTTCAACTACTAGAGCATTTATTAATGAACAACAATACGGAGGAAAAAAGAAAGTGAAAGCAACTAAAAAGAAAGCTATGCCTAAAAAGAAACCTATGAAAAAAATGGGTAAACCTAAGAAACAAGGATACTAATTATGCCATTATTTGAAATTAATAAAAGAAAAAGAGAAGCTAAAGAGTTTAAATCTACTGTAGCTAAAGGTAAAAAAGATTACAAAAATCAAAAATCTTCAGCTACTGCTGTATCTGGAACTATGGAAGGTAAACAAGTAAATACTACTAAAAGTATGTTTACAGAATATGATGTAGGTAAACCTAGGACTCTTAAAGGTTCTCCTCATCCTCCATATAATAAAGATATGAGTAATCGTATTACAGTTAAAGATGAAACTCCTGCACCATCATATATGAAAGCTACTAAAACTTATGATGCAGAGACTATGAAAACTTCTGTATATGATGGTGGATGGGATCCTAAAAAAGCTGAAGAAGAATCTCAAAAGAATAAAAATAATAGTGGTGGATTCTTTAGTAAAATGTTTAAAGGATCAGGAGATAAAACTAATGCAGATAATGCTATAAAATCAGCTCAAAGTTTATTAGATAGATCATTAAGAAAGAAAAAATAATATGGAATCAAAAGTAGTAAGATCATATAAAACTAAAGGTGTTAAAGAGCTACAAGCTTTTATTGAACCTGGAACATCACATTATAAATTAAAGTATGATGGAGGTGGTGAACTTCCTCATGAGCTTTCAGGTATCTATACATCTATTAGTTTAGTAGATCAAGCAGTATTTAAATTTATTAACACAGAAAAGGAAACTCCGAAAAAAGAAACTAAAAAGTCTTCAGAAACAATTCTTAACGAAGAGGACTAAATGGCTCTTAAGAACGAGAAAAGTTATCGTGCCTTTATTAAAGGTCTTATTACTGAGGCAGGAGCTTTAACGTTTCCTGAAAATGCTTCTTTAGATGAAGATAACTTTGTTCTTAATAGAGATGGTTCTAGGTCTAGACGTTTAGGTTTAGACTATGAAGATTTATTTGAGTTAATAGATTCTACTTGTACTGAAGAACAGATTAACTCTTCTCAAATATCTTTCTATAAATGGGATACACCTGCAGGAGACTCTACTGTATCTATTGGTGTAGTCCGTGTATACAATAAACTTTTTTTCCTTAACTTAATTACTGCTAATCCTAGTGGTAATCTTATAAATTATGAAGAGCCTATAGAAATTGAAGGGCTTGGAAATAATCCTGTTCAGTTTGCTAACTTAAATAACCAACTTGTAATAGTATCTAATGACTTAGAAAGTCCTGTTGTTTTATCTTATGAAGCTACTAGTCAATCTATTTCACAAGAAACTATTAGATTAAAAGTAAGAGATATTTGGGGAGTTAATGATGGTTTAAATGTAAATGAACGTCCCCCTATAGATAGACCTCCTAAAGAATTTGATTGGGATAAAACTAAAAAATATAGTCGAGGGGATTATATTGTTACATTTCCAGACGATGTTAGTCAATCTAAATACTATCAAATAGTAGGGTTTCAAAAGAAACAATCTGGATTTGTAGGAGTTTTATGGTATGATGTAACAGAAGACTTTACTCTTGCTTTTGATCTAAGATCATATATAGTTGTTAGTGACCCTATGCCTTCTACAGGTCCAAGCCATTCTTCAGGACTTGGTTACTATCAAACGTTAGATTCAAATATTAGAGCTGTTATTAAATACCTAGGTCCTGGATACACAGGTAAGAATACTGCAGAACATCAATATAATCTTCGTAATCAAGGATGGCATAAATCTATTAGTGGTGTTTATTCTGGAGATGCTATTAAAGTAACTGGAGATAAACTAAAAAGATACCCTTCTAATGCTGATAACTGGACATTAGGTAAAAATAGTAACCCATCTGCAAATAATTATGAAAAATATGATCCTTATATTCTTAGAAGAAACTCTCATTCTAATTATCAAGTAGCTCAAGGATCTTTTGTTATTGATGCTTTTAATAGAGGTACTTCTAGATTAGATAAAGCAGATGATAGTGTTGTTAATTTACTTCCTTTAGATAAAGAAGAAGGTCGTATATCTACAGTATGTTCTTATGCTCAACGTTTATTCTATTCAGGAATTAATTCAAGTATATTAGAACCAGATAAAAGATCTCCTAATTATAATAACTATATTTTCTTTACTAAAATTGTAGAATCTTTTAAAGATTTAGAAGTTTGTTATCAAGAAGCTGATCCAACTGATCCAGGTATTAATAGTATTATTGCTTCAGATGGAGGTACTATTCAAATACCTGAAGTTACTAAAATTATTAAACTAGTTCCTACTCAGTCGTCATTATTAGTATTTGCAGAAAATGGTATATGGGAAGTTTTTGGAGATACAGGTGGATTCTATGCTAATACATTTCAGATTTCAAAAATTACTTCTAATGGTACATTAAATCAAAACTCTATCATAGAAGCTAATGGAATATTCTTTTATTGGTCTACTTCAGGTATTTATAAATTAGCTGCAGAAAGAGGACCAGGAACTTTTGCAGCAGAGAATGTTTCATTAACAACAATACAAAGTTTCTTTTTATCTATACCAAGCCTTGCTAAATTATTTTGTAAAGGTTTCTATGATGAAAGAGAAAACAGAGTTAGGTGGTTATATAATGATTCTGATAATTATGCTGAAGATAATAATACAAGTAAATATAATAAAGAATTAGTTTATGATTTAACATTAGAGGCTTTTTCTAAGTTTAGTATTTCATCTTTAGCAAGTAACTCTCCTTATGTTGCTGACTATATTAGTATACCTAATTATATTGTAAGTAGTGAAGCTACTAATATTTTAGTAGGTACAGAAAAAGTACAAGTAACTGTAGATGCAGTTGATGAAGATGTTATTATTGATATTAATGTTACTTCAGGAAGAGCAACTGTATTTAGTTTTTTAACATTTAGAGGTACTAACTTTACTGTATCTAAGTATAAAGAAACTTCATTTAAAGATTGGTTAACTGCTGATGCTACTGGAGTAAATTACACAAGTTATTTAATTACAGGTTATGAAACTTTTGGTGATATACTAAAAGATAAACAAGTTCCTTATATTCATTTTTATTTAAATAAAACAGAAGATGGTTTTGCTTTAGTTAATGGTAATTTAGAAGCAACTAATCAATCT